GCATCTGCGGGAATAGAATCAGTTCATTCAGCTACATATAATTTTCCAGAACCTAATGTAATCTTTTCTACTGCCATTTTAATTTCTCCTATTTCTTAACCACATCAAAATACAGAATCTTCTGTATCGTGTTAGTCTGATAATCTTTCATGACTCCGCCGCCATTTAATTCAATACTGGCAAAGCCATTTACCTTTGCGGTATCTCCAAAATTATTGATACCGTCTAAAATCTTTTCTACTATGCTATCTACTTCCATTAGAGTAAAACCAATTATTCTTAACTCCAATCTGTAGTTAAATCTTGTATTTTGGTAATACCTATAAACAATGCATGTTTCTACCTCAGAAGTTTCTAATGGTTTTGGTTCTAATCCAGAAGCTGTAGCAATAGCATTTAATAAAGTAATCATTAGAATAACTCCTTAAAACATTTCATTATCTCTTGTTTGTTTTCTTCTACTGCTGGCTGAAGGAACGGCTTAGACTCCTGGCCATACGTGGTATATCATTGGCCTGTCTTTTCATCCTTGTATCTTCATGGAACGTCTTCACGTCCTGTACCTTCAGAAGAATGAATACCTGTACCAATTTCCACATATGGCGCATACTCCAGATTTGTTCCTACATAACCTGTAAAGTCTTCAATATCATGCGTAATTGATTGCCTTAATTGTCCATCTCTGGAAGGTGCATTTCTCTTAGCAGAACCTTCTACCAAAAGGCAAGCATCTGTTAAACCCTTTTGGATATACTCCTGCATGCCGTTATTGATAAACTCTTGCAAGTTATCAACTACTATTTTAAAGTCTTCCATCGTTACCAATTTCTCTGAGATGAAGGATAGAGTATAATCTATTCTTCTCTACATAAGACACGATATATTTAGTATCAATTCTATAACCCTTCTCAATATATCTATCAGTAGTTAATGCTAGATACTCTACGTTAATAACGTTTGTATCATTGCCCTGATAGGTATTTACAGCATTCTGCGCTAATGCGATTTTAATATTGCGCAAAAACTGATAAGTAATCACTTTCTCGTTATAGTCATTGATTAAAATTACAGGAATATCTACAGGTACAGTTTTCATTTTTGTATTGAATGCCATTAGAACATCCTCACTTTCTTTAATCTGCGCATCTGACGCTTTAACCCATCTGAATAGTCTGTAAGGATGGATTCTGTATTAGAGCCAAAAGAGAAGGAAGGTAATCCTTCTGAGCCGTATCTGTTTCAATCCTCAATTACCATTTTCATAATGATAGTTTCGTAATCTTCAGCAGCTTGCCCTGTGTAATCTTCAAACGCAGCAGAAGCAAATCTGATTAGAGTAGATAGAATAGCTTTACCTGCGGCATCATCTGCCGCAATGCCTAAATAAGCTACTAATTCTTCTAACATGTTTTTCTCCTATTAGAAGGGGTAGAATTATCTACCCCTATAAACTATGCCTGTGTTGTAAGCTTAACAACCTTTGTTTGATCGACAAGCGCAATAAGCATAACCTTGCGACCATAAACACTATTCTGGCGGATATTAGCATCTCTTTCCTGTTCTACTTCTACACCCTTCTTAACAAAGCATTTAACTGCTTCTTTTGTAGCAAGGAAGCCAGTGCCAGCAGGAACGGCTTTAGAAACAATTACAGGAACTCCACAAACAGAACCTACATAGCCAGTTCTAACAAAACCTTCAGAATACTTTAAATCATCTCCAAGGTTCTTTCTGAGTGTAGCTAACTGCGCTGGGTTAATGAGAATGAATAAGCCAGATTCATCTTCATATGGATACTTAGCGATTGCATCGACAATGTGCGCAAAGTTTCAGCTTCCTGCTTGTGTTAATGCACCTGCTCCAGAAGCAGAACCTAATGCGGCGATTGCTTTAGAAGTTAAATCGTTAGTCATCTTATCAGCGATTGCTTTTAAACCCATTTCAACAATGTTAGGGTCTTTCATTGCTTCTTCATCGAAGTACTGGAATCTGCCCTGTGTAGTACCGACTGTGTAATCCTTACCTGTAAAAGTAACTTCAATATTAGATGTATTTCCTACACCTTGCGCTACATCCGCAACATTGCCAGTAGCAGTATAAACATTAACTGTTTTTGTCATTCCTGCGCTTTCGGCAAGGGAATTATCAATAGTCATATAGCTATTCATATCAATAGCTGTAGTAAGTAAATCTTCTAATTTACTTTCTAATACCTTATTTGCAAAAACTGTATTTGCCATATCATTATTCTCCTATCAATTTATTAAATAAATCTGGGTTAGTTTGTGATAGCATCTGTCTATCCCTTAAACCCATCTTCATAAAATCCTCTTTGGTAATCGCTCCAGAACCTTGATTAACTCTTGGAGTGCTACCGCCTATTCTCTTTTCGATTTCTGTCTGAACCGCTAAATTAAATTCTTTCTCTAGGATATCAATTCTTGCTTTCATATCTTCAGCGGTATCAGCCAATACTAAATCCACAAGGTTAATAGATATACCTTTATCCGCAAGAATCTTAGTAGCAGATTGCTTATTTTCTAAAAGCTGAACCTGTCTTTCTCTTTCAGCTAGTGCTGTTTCTCTCTGCTTCAATTCTTCTGTATATCTTTCCTCTGCGGTCATGGAAGCTAATCTTTCTGCTTCCTTCTTTTCAGCATCAAATTTATTACGTGCTGTCTTAAGTGCTTCCGTCACTCGTCTATCTGCGTAAGCTTGTAAATCCTTTTCTGAATAAGTCTTTCCAGATTCTTCCGCATTGTTTTCTGTTACTGTTGTTTCGTCCATATAAAATTCTCCTTCATAGTTAAAGCTTGAACCCCTTAAAAAAGTTATTCTTACTTTCCCTATTATCTGTAAAAATCCAATAGCAGAAGTTAATTATTTCTGTCCATTACAGGGATAATTGTGCATCTGCAATTAGGATGCATAGGCGGAAAGTTTTCGCCTACTCTTGCTTCATCTAAACGGAATATTTTACCGTTTAAATCCATGCATTCTTCACTTGTCCTATCATCGCCTACAGCCAGATACTCATAATACTCTACCCCAGCTTCCTTATAAGTATCTTTTGCGGCTTGATTCTGAACTCTTGTTAATTCTGTTCTTACTATTCTTTCTGCGCTACTGCGGTTTCCGTCTATGGATAAATTGCATAACTCATTTACAGCCTTATCCTTAGATAATCCTCTGGCTACACAATCTACTAACCTCTGCTCCAACCTCTCTTGTAATGCGGCTTTATTACCTCATACACGATCGCTTCAGTCTTTCCCATCTTTGCACCAGATGGAATGAACTACTCTTTCCGCAGGTAAAGGAAAGGTCTGCTGAAAACCAATTTCGTTAGCGACTCTGGAAGAAGTCATTTCATAGACCTGCAAAAGATTTTTATCTACTATCTCGATTTCCTTCTGCCCTAAATCCCTTAATTCTTTATTGATTTGTGAGAGCATCTTGTAATACTGATTATTCTTGTATAAATCGGAGATAATAATATCCTCAGGTCTTTTATCAAACTTCTCATAAAGTAACTCTATATCACGCTTTAAACGCATAGCAGAAGCCTTATAGAGTTTTGCTAACTCCTTATTGGTCTTTCTCTCTCCTGCTTCCCAGATGGAATCTAGATAATCCTGCCATCACTGATTATTGTTCATTATCATTACCAAAAGAATACATATCTAAGTAAGATTCTTTCTGTTCCTTTATGGCTTCTAATTCTGCATCTACATCTTCCACCGCAGGAATCATTGTTAATAATGTTCTATCTGATACTAATCCTCTTAAACCATTAACAAGAGTTAATACTGTAGTTTCATCTTGCGGCAAGTTTCTAGTAAATTTAATTCTGACATTTGCAAATTTATCACCATTAACTAAACCTCTAACCGCATAGATTAATTCAATTCTTTTTTGAATAGCTTTGGTCATATTAGCCACAATGGAAGCAGAAGCATTTTCAAATCCCACTAGCTTATACTTCATAGCAATGCCAGAAGTAGCAAGAAATTTTTCATCATTAAAATCTGGGCTATTAGCTATAACATGAATGCTGTCATTAATGTTTTGAAGCATATTCTGGATTTGAGTATCGCTAATACTCTTGGTTAAGTATTCTGCGCTATCATCCTCATCCATAACAAGAACTCTGTTCTCTCTCATCTTTGGAATATCATCTTCTGCGATACTTGTACCTTTGAGAACTAAATACGCATCTACGAAGCTACTAAAATCATCTACCTCAGAACTCAATAACTCATTGTATGCATCCTGCAAACTAATTACCTTATCGAAGATAGATTGCTTCTCATCATTTAGCGCAAACTCACTAATTGGTACTTGTTTGAAGTAATGCGGATATTCTTCCAGAAGTGAAAAGGAACTGAAACTGTTATTACTCTGGTAAATGCTAACTGCGCAATCAGAATAGATTTCTATTCTGTATTCACTCTTAGCTGAATAGATATCATATGATGGTACTTCATAAAATCTAATTACATAAAGTAGATTCTGCTCTAACGTATCATCATAGATAGGAATAACTTCTTTAGGGTCTAGTGCCTTAAATCTTTCCTTTTTATCCTCATCCATATAAACCAATTCATAAGCTACTCCATAAATAAGCGCATTGCGCAATCACTGACTATCTGCATTTTCGTAATCGTTATAGTTAAAGATATCCAAGAGAGAAGAAATATCTTCATCAGAACTATAGGTAATGGGAATGCCTGTAATATAGCCGTTATAGTTATTAACAATGGAATAGCAGTAGTTCTTTACGATGTGAGAACATGTTTTACTATCATCGCTATATGTTTTTCTGAGTATCGCTTGATTGCCTAAATAGTAATCAATATACTTTTGCATCTTCACCTGTTCATTTAGTCTGAATGCCTGAATAATCTTTGCTACCTTCTGAAGCGTTAATTCTTCATTTCTATTCATTCTATACATTGTTCAAATCTCCTTATAAACCAAACTTACTTTTATTCATAAGCTTAATCTGTCCTTCTACACATTGTAGGGAATATCTCAGCGCATCTATACCATGATTTCATTTATCTACTGGCTTATTGATATACTCATTAGTTACCTTATCTTTAGTCCAAGAGTAATTAGAAAACTCCTCTATCAGATTAGTGCATGAAGGATGGATTATAATCTGATACTGTTGTAACTTCTGGATTCCCTGTAATATACTTCCTTGCCCTTTCTCAGCCGCTTTAATGCGGTTTATTCCTTCTCTACGTATTTCCTCTATACTCTTTTGTTCTGCGCTGTCTGCTATGATTAATGACTTACTGAAGCCATTGTCTTTTATAATCTGCGCTATCTGGTTATTGAGTAATCCTTTTCTGAATACCTCACTAAACACATAAATCTTTTCATCTACCAAGAGAGAACAGATAAACGCTGTAGGGTCTGCGGTAAAGCCAAAGTCTAATCCGCATAATAACTCACCCTTAATACTCTTGTAATCAAACTCCTCTACCTTCCAATTATTGAAGACAAGCTTATCTAAACTACCAAACTCACCTAGCGCATAGATTTTGTAGTAAGCAGGATTCTTCTTCTCCAGAAGCAAAAGAGAATTGATATACTCTTGCGGCAATCGCCTATTATCTTTGTAGGTAGTGTGAAGAATAAAGCTATTCTCTGGCGGCTCTTGGAATCAGTACTGATAGCATCAATTAACCTTACTAACAGGGTTAAAGGAAAGGTATAGCTGCTGGTACTCTGCTGAAGCATGACGGATTCTCAAATCTATCTGGTTAAAATCTTCTTGGTAAAACTCTGTGGCTTCTTCCATCCATGCATCAGTTAATCCAGTTATAGATTTAATCTTCTCTGGATCGTCTAATCCACTACAGATAAACACACTTCCATTACTGAGAGTAATAGTAAAATCTGTTCTGTTTATTTTGCAATTACCAATTAGCTTCCAATCTACCAATAAATCCAGAAGTAACTGAAATACAGATTGCTTTACTGTCCTTCCTACCTTGCGCAAAACTAGTATCTTTCTCTTATCCGTTAATGCTTTAATAAGAAGCTTCTGGCAGATAAAAAAAGACTTGCCACTTCCAGCACCGCCATAAAACACATTGTATCTTCTGGAGTAATCAAATAAAGAAGGATAATAAACAGGGTTAAATAGTTCCTTACTTAATATTACCCTTGTCATCTATCTCCACCTTAATAATCATCTCGTCTTTATCTCCAGAAGAAGAAAGCATTCCTCTTAACATATCAAGAGCCTTTAACTTATCTACAGATTTATAATACTTATCGTCTTTATCAGAAAACGCTATTTCTTCTAACTTCTCAATTATTCTATCGTTATCTATGTTTAGAGCCTTGATTTTTTCTGAGCGATACTCACTGATAAACTGTTTAATATCTGGCTTATTCAGAATGTAATAAGCTTGCCCTGTGCGATATCCTTCTGGCTTTGCATACACCTTCTGGTAAGCCTTTTGCGCATTATAGCCATTGGCTAAATACTCCAATACATACTCTTTCTCTTTAGGGGTCATAAAACTACCTCCATTCAAATTTAATTAAAAAAAGGGCAATAACATTATC